GAACAATTGCAATTGTTCAGTATGCAATTGCTAATCCAAATGGTACTAATAATATTGGAACAAGCGGAACAACACAGGGCGAACAAGAATATTCACAAAATTATATAATTATTCTTGAAGAAGCGTTTCCCATAAATGTACAAGATATCGCAATGGCATGGAATGATGAAGGATATGCAAAACTTCAAGTTGAAATAAGATATCATTATACTACTGAAAGACATTTAACATATTCAAATCAAACTGGAGCAGAAAACGATAGAAGTAAAAGACAAATGAATAATATTTAATATCAATCAAAATGGAGTGAATTATGGCATTACCTAAAATTGCAAATCCAAAATTTAATATAACGTTACCATCTACAGGAGTAAAAGTAAGTTTTAGACCATTTATTGTGAAAGAAGAAAAAATACTTTTAATGGCAGTTCAATCTAATGATGATGCGTCTATTATACAAGCAGTAAAAGATGTAGTTCAGTCATGTGTTGATGAATCTATTGATGTAGCAAAGCTTCCTTATTTTGATACCGAATATCTATTTTTAAATATTCGTGCGAAATCAATAGGAGAAATGGTCGATCTTGAATACAGGCATAATTCTGGAATAAATTATAAAGGCGAAGAATGTACCACTGTTACTCCTGTAAAAGTTAATATTGAAGAAGTAAAAGTTGAAAAACTTGATGGACATAATAATGTGATTATGCTTGACGATAATATGGGAATAAAATTGAAATATCCTACAATTGACGATATTAGTGTATTAGCTAAAAGCGAAGAGGATCTTTCTCTTCTTGCAAACTGTATTGATTCAGTATTTCAGGGAGATGAAGTATTTGAACCAGATAATCAGCAAGATGCTATAGAGTTTATTGAAGGATTGAACAGTGATCAATTTTCCAAAATTATGCAATTCTTTAATAGTATGCCAAAACTTAGACACACTATTAAATATAAATGTGCTGGTTGTGGCCAAGAAGATGAAGTAAAACTAGAAGGACTATCTGATTTTTTCTAATAACCCTTTCTCATAATACTTTGGCAAATTATTATCAAACTAACTTTTCATTAATGCAATATCATAAGTATAGTTTGGCTGAAATAGAAGATATGATACCATGGGAAAGGGATATTTACATTAAAATGTTACTTAACTATCTTGAAGAATTAAAGGAAAAACAAAAACAGGCACAAAATAGTTAATGGCAATAGCAAGAAAAACAAAAGCAACTATAGACACAACAAGTTTAGATGCTTTTAAAAAAGAAATAAAACAAAGTTTTAAAGCATATTCTCCAACCATAAAGATTGATGAGAATATGGGAAAACCTTTGCGTGATAATTTTAAATCTCTTGACAATGTAATTAAACAAAATTTCGCATTAACTAATGACATATTTAAAACACAGATAAATGTTCTTCAAAAAATTTATGCATCCACAACAACTTTATCTGATCAAAGTAAAATAACAGCAAAAAAGATATTTGATCAAAATGTAGAATTTCAGGAAGTTCTTCTTGCAAAACTAACAGGAAGAAATTTACCATCAAAAGCAGCAGGAGCAACTGATAGAACATCTACAACTGCACCAGCAAAAGGAAGAAAACAAAGAACAGGGAAAAGAGGAACAATACGGCCTAGTACTACGCCGTCAACGGCAAAACAACCTTCTCTTGTTAAAGGAACTGGATCAAAAACGAAATATAGACAATCAGCACGGCGTGATGAAGTACTTGCCCGTGCAGAAAGAATTGCTGGAATAAGATTAAAAAGAAATGTGGCTATATTAGGATTAGCTGGTGGTGGTGGACTGCTTGCAGGATCAATTGCGGGATCAATGATAAAACAGTCACTAGGCGGAGGCGGTGGTACATTGCCTAATAATTTGCCTAGTAATGAGCCTCTTCCTCCATCTAAAGATCAGGCAGTTCCATCCGGACAAACGCCAACAGGAATCAATCTTGTTACCATTATAACTCCCAGCGGCAAAAAATTTCAAGTAGCAGAACAATACAAAGATAACTTTCAAGGATTTGTAAATGAACTTGAAGGTACAGGATATAGAATTAATTCTATTGGAGGATATGCTAATAGAAATATTGCAGGCACAAATAGATTAAGTATTCACGCTACTGGTGGAGCGATTGATATTAATCCAGGAAGAAATCCAGTAAGTTATGGGCAAGTCATAACAGACATGCCACAAAATGTTGGAGAAATTGCCGCAAAATATGGCCTTGGTTGGGGCGGTGCGTGGGAAGGAAATAAAAAAGATGCAATGCATTTTTCTGTTTCTGAAGGTCCTGGAGCAATGCATCGAGGCAAATCAGCCGAACAATTGTTATCGTTGAAAGGTGGATCTAATATAGTTCCTGGCGGAAGTCAAACACAACAACAATCTAATACTACCGCAGAACCATCAGCTGGAATAACTGGTGGACCGGCTGGCACTGGTGCAATACAAGCTCCTGCTGGTACAAGTGGATCTCCTATTCAATCACAATATTCTCCCGGTGCTGGTGGCGGGATGTTTGCAAGAGAAAGATTTGCTGGAGAATTAAACGATCCTGCAGTAAGAGAAAAATTATTTGCCGTAACATTATCTGAAGTTGGGTTTAAAGATGCTACATCTCATCGGGCTCTTATGGAAACAGTATTCAATAGAGCCGATGTTCGTGGATGGAATATTGATAGAACATTAGATCCTAGATATTATGAGCCATTCCAAAATGGGTCGTATCAGAGAAATCTTTCTCTATTAAGAAACAATCCTCAACTTCAACAACAATTAGAAGAAAGATTAAAAGAAGTTATTGGTGGATCAAACGATAGTAATTTTGGTACTGATAATGCTTCTTCTGGAGTAGCCGCTAATGCAAGAGCAAGAGGCGATACTGTTACTACAGTGACTCCTTCTGGCGAAACTATAGTTAGAAAAGATAATAATCCTCAAGTTCATGGTCCAGGCACTGTGAAAATGACACAAGACTGGCTTGCAAGAGTTCAAGGCGGTACAGCAGGCCAACAAGCAGCAGCACAAGCAAATAAACTAACAGCAACTGGAACAGGAGTAGGAGCAATAACTGGACCAGAAACTGGAACAGGAATACCAGAAAGAACAGGAACTGCGGGCAATCTTTCTCAAGGACTAGGTAATACCTTTACTATGAAAGAAGGATTAAATATACAAGGAATTGATTCTACTCTTCAAGGTAAGTTAGCCGCGGCACTTGCAGAGTACAAAGAAAAAACAGGAAAAACAGCAACAATTACTTCTGGTGTAAGATCACGAGAAGAACAAGAAAGATTATATCAACGCTATCTTTCCGGACAAAATCCATATCCAGTAGCAAGACCAGGAACATCAAGACATGAAAGAGGAATCGCGGTAGATATTAATCGTGCTGATGCAGATGCAATGGATTCTCTTGGAATTCTTCAACGACACGGTCTTCATAGACCAGTTGCAAATGATCCTGTACATATTGAAGCAATTGGCGTTAGTGGAGGAACACAAGTTTCTGGTGCAGCTGGACAAACTCCAATTGCATCCAGACTTCAGCCAAATGTTGTAGGAGCAGCGCAACAAATGCCTATGCTTGGAAGTCCTATATCTTCAATGTCTATGATGTTAGGAATGGGAAGAATGGGTGGTATGGGAGGAATACTAAGCATATTACCTATGATATTCAATAACATGCAAAATATAATTAATAATGTAAATAATAATAATGAAGACTATGAATCAACTTCAGATTCATATGATGTGTACGAGCCTTACGACAGACACAGCGTAAAATGGACATAATAAATGGCACTTAGAGATATAAAAAGTAAAAAGCCAAAAGGTGGAATACAAGTTGGTAATATTGCCAATACAAAATATTATAAAATGCCAGACGGAAGTATTGTAGATGATCAGGGTAAACTTGCTCCTGCTGCATTTGCTCAAGCATTTGGAGATGTTACTCCTGCTGCAAAACCTAAAATTCAAATAAAACGCGCGCCTAAACCAGGACAAGGAGAAACTTCTAGTAGTACATTATTGATGCCTGTGTTTGAAACATTTTTGAGGACTATGGATAGTTTGATCATTAGAATTAATAATCTAAATTCAACATCAAAACAAGTTTTAGAAGAATATAAAAATTTATATGATCTTGTAAATAATCTTAATAAATCTATAAAAATTGATTTTGCTCAATTGCAAAAAAATATTGAAGCTTCAAGAAATGATTTTCTTCTTGCAATTAAAAATCTATCGTTTGATACTGGTGGCGATTCATTGCTTCTTGCTGGAGGTGCCGGCGCGGGAACTGCTGCTGCAAGTGCAGCGCCTTCTCCACCATCACCACCCCCTGATGGACATGAGTTTTTAGATATGCTTGGTCTAAAGAAAAAACCAGAAGCTGTAAAAAGTAAGGGAAGTTTTAGGGAACGAATAAAAAATAGATTTGGAAGAATCTTTGGTTCAGGTGGTCCAGGTGCGCCTACTAAGTCTTCAGTCCCTACAATAAAACCAAGTGGAGGTACTGGAACGCCAGAAATAAGTAGACCCACACTTAAAGAAGGACTTAAATATAATTCTCGAGGACAACCTATTGACGCAAAAACTGGTAGATTTGTTCCTTTCAACGAAGCAATCGCAGAAGGACCATGGTCTGGAACTAAGCCTAGTACAACAACCGGAGCTCCAATAAAAGCAACACAAGTGACTCCAGAAGATGTATCAAAGAACTTTAAAAACTTTGCAGACAGATTAGGAAAAATTGCTACAGGACCAACAGCGCAAGCTTTTGGAAAAGTTGCTACAGTTGCGGCGATAGGTCTTCCCGCAATTATAGGATCGTATAACGGAATGACTTTATTAAGTGAAAGTAATGCTGCAACAGATCCTAAAACAAAAGCACAAAAATTAAAAGATGCTTATGAAGAGTTTGCGGCTGGTGCTGGAGGAACAATAGGAACAGTTTTGGGCGGAGCAATTGGGAGTCTTCTACCTGGAGCAGGAACTTTAGTTGGTTCAATATTAGGTGAAGGTAGTGGTGATACTGGTGGAAGAATTATAGGAAGAACAGCATATAATGTAGTTGAATTAGGAATGTCCGAATCGGATGCGTTAAAACTTGAATTTTATCGTGAACTTGTAAAAAATAAACAGCAAAATCTTCAAAATACACTAAAACAAATTGGAGATCAAGGTGGAATTGGAGAAGGCCCAGGCAAATTATCAAAAGCAGAACAGATAAGAGAAAAAAATATAAATGAACGAACAAAAGAAGCAGCACAGGCACAACAAGATTTACAAAAATACGAACAAGAATTAAATTATAATGTAGTACCCGGTATGAATATTCCTACTGGTAATCCTTCTGATAGTGGTAAAAAAATACAGACTGCTCCTTCTGGAGACGCAATTACAGATACAACTAACATGAGTAATATGAGCAAAGAACAAGATGCCGGCTATTATGGAACAGTAGCATCGACTTCGATTCTTCCTGCACAAGTATATGATAATAGTCAAACTAATCAAACATCATCTGGTTCCGAACAAACTTCTATTTCATATGGACAATTAGACGCTAGAAATAGATTCGTCGAAATAAAAATGAAAGAATATTTGGGTAAAGCAGGACTACTAACAGGCGTAGCATAAAAAAAGAGGGAGCTTTTGGCTCCCTCTTTCTCTCTGGGCGACTGGGGGAATTTTAGTCTTCAGCAGCAAGCTTCTCAAAGAATGCCATGTCCTCGTCTTCAGCATCGGCATTTGCTACCTTTGCCTTTGACTTTGGAGAAGCAGTCTTACCGATCTTAGGTTCGGCTGTATTCTTCCATGGAGGACTATCTTCTCCGCCATGATCTTCTTCAACCTGCTTCTTCGCATTAGTAGGTTCAGCGAGAACGCGATCAAGTCTTGCCTTTAGTTCGTCATAAGACTTGAAGTTTGATGCCGAAACAAATGGCTTAAGTGCGTGCTGGCTATTCCAAACAGTCTCAAGCTTTGTCTCATCATCAAATAGAGGAGCTGGAGTATCAAACTCCGACTTATCATAATTACGATAACCAGCAACATTTCTAATCTTCAACTTGAAATTAGCGCCATTCCAGAAATCATATGGATTCATTGGCTTTTCATCAGCAAATTCCGGATTCATCTTTTCGTTGATCTTGTCGAAAATCTTCTTTCCATACTTGTAAAGAAAAACCTTACCTTCGTTTTCTGGATGAGCAGGATCAGAAACAACATAGATATTTGAAATATAAGTTAGCTTTCTCTTCTGCTTTCTGGCAATTTCCTTATCGGACTCAATACCAGAATTCCATAACTTTGAATTCAGTTCTGATACTGGATCAGTCTGCTTCAGAGTTGTTAGAGAGTTTTCAATATACCAACCGCCTGGGCCCTGAAAGCCATGTGACCAGATCATAACCCAAGGAAGATCCTCTCCCTTAGTTTCTGGTAGAAAGCGAATAACAGCATAACCGTTACCAGCCTTATCTACTTCTGGCTGCCAGAAACGATCATCATTTTGTGATGACGATGACTGTGTTGTGAGTTTATTGATTTCTTTTGTAAGTCTCTCTAGTGAGGAATTGCGAGAAGACTTTAGTGCTGTAAAAGTATCGTTCATTTATATTCTCCGTATGTTTGTGTATGTTTTCTTGTCCACATAATCATAATATAATGATAATATATAACATCTTTATTTAGTCTTGTCAAGTAGTATTTCCATCATAAGTTTTTTGATGTTAGTCTTATCGTAAGTTAGAAACGGCTTATATTTTATAAGCGCATTATAAATGTCAGGCCAAATAATAGTATCAGTTATTTGTCTGTTCCATTTATTCAATATATCAGTAACAATATCTAAAGCGATTAGTGTTTCAGCATTTAGTTTATTACCGATAAACATTTTTAAAATTGTAGGATGCCCTCCCTTTAATACTTTAAAGGCATCATCAATATTGCCTTGATCTTTTATCTTTAACAAATCTTCTTTAAAGAAATAACTAAATGATTCCTTTTTCTTCAGCCATTCACGATATACTTTTTCAGCATGAATTGAAGACATTTCTCCAATCCATTTACCGCCTTTTGCTGATATAAAATTTGCTACAAAAAATTCTATTAGTTCTTCGTCTGAATATCTTCGTTCAAGTTTTCGGAAAAAATAAGTATCAGTTCTCTTTTGATAACTTCCAAGATTTGCTGATTTAGATTTTCCACCATATTTAAAATAATCATAACTTGAAGTAAAGTGTGCGCGAAGTGTCAGATATTTTCTGTAAGTTTCAAATCCTTCCATATTATATTCTAAGTTTTGGCTTCTTTGATCTAATAAGATTTAATCGTATTGCTTCTGCTTGAAGAATCTTTTTCATAGTAGGTGTTAAAAGTTTACTGACATTTTCATAATCTATTCCACGCTCATCGCATACTGCTGTAATAGATTCAATATATGTCATAGACTTTTCAGTAACATTTCTTTCAACGAGACTACAAAAAGAATTTGATGTTACTATGCTTTGTATATTGTTCATTTCCAATGCCTTTATTCCAAAATCTCTTATTTCTTCAAGAGTTCTATTACAACCTATACATCTTCTATCGTCACCGATTTTACATATCTTTTTACACGGCGATTTCATGTACGATTGATAGTAAAATTATTAAATTCTGTTGTAACGGTTCCGTCTGGATTTGTTATCTTAGTTGGAGTTGATGTTATCATAAAAGTATTTGCTTCTACATTTTTAGCAACACTGTCTGATAAACTTGTTACATTCTGTCCATGATCACGACGCTGAATATCTTCCGACAGTGGTTCTGGCCAATAAATTTCTAATGCAGTACAGTCTTCACGGCAAAGAAAGAAATGATACTCACCAGGACGAACACTAGTAAAGTCGCCTGCTCTGAGAGTCGTGATATCAGTGAGAGCGTAGTCATTCTTCTTAATGTGAATCTCCAATACGCCCTTTTCAACATAAAAAGCATTCCATTTATGTGCATGTTTATGCTCCGAACATCTGAATCCTGCATTAGCATGGATTTTGTGAACTTCTACATTTGAGTTTTGAATAAGAATTGAGGTATCACCCCAAATTTTTCCTTGAATATTGCCCATTGTTTAATTGCCTTTTTGTTAGATTATCTAATTCAACTAAATCATTTATAAGTCTTTCAAACATTTCAATAGTGAGCATATTTGGTCCATCACAGGGAGCATTGTCTGGATCATTATGCACTTCCATAAACACTCCAGCAATACCAACAGCAACTCCTGCTCTTGCTATCGTATTAACAAATTCGCGTTGTCCGCCAGAACTTGTTCCCATACCACCTGGCAATTGAACTGCGTGAGTACAATCTAATATAACAGGATAACATAGTTTCTTCATTATGTCAAGAGAACGCATATCAACGACAAGATTATTATAACCAAATGTTGTTCCGCGTTCAGTCAATAGAATCTCTTTACATCCAAAAGATTCTAGTTTCTTAACTACGTTTCCCATTTCATTTGGAGAAAGAAATTGGCCCTTCTTTACATTTACTGATTTGCCTGATTGTGCTGCTGCTTCAAGCAAATCAGTTTGTCTACAAAGAAAGGCTGGTATTTGAAGAATATCTGCTGAGACAGAAGAGCATTGCCAAACATCATGAACGTCCGTGAGTACGCGAATACCAGTCTCACGGACGGCATTCATTCCGTAAAATGCTTCGTCAAATCCCACACTTCGGAATGAATCTCCAGAACTTCTATTTGCTTTATCAAAGGAAGTTTTATAGATAAAATTTATAGAATAATTTTTACATATATCATTTAGTATATTTGCCATATCAATAGCGTGTGTCTTGGATTCAAATACACAAGGCCCCGCTATGACACTTAAAGATTTATCATTAGAACAATCTTCATAAAAAGACATACTATTTCCATAATAATTAATAATTTAGGGATCGCACGGGTTGATCCCAATGTTGCCTGACATTTCGACCGTCACTATCGCGGTATTCAGGTTCAGTTCTGGATACATATATATCCAGATTTAAATATTATTAGTTGCTTGGACCAGTTACATACTTTGACCAAAGATTCTTTACGAACTGTGGCTGTGGTAGAACATTCCATCCAACAACAAGACCAGCAGCGAAAGCAATAACGGTTGTAGTAGTAATGAACGATAGCATTTTTCTTTCCTTTCTAAGTAAGTGAAGGGATTTTTGTGTCAGGTTCCCTTCGAACCCCGTGAGAGCAGCCCATTCCACGTTTCGCTTCAGCGGAGGCGGAAGTAATCATGTGGATCCGCCAGTAGTATTTAGTGGGAACTTCTGTTGCCAGGTGTTCCCGAACCCCGACTAGCCTTAAGCGGCTAGTGCATATGCCTTTTGATTATCGTTGGCAGTTGTACGATTGGCCTTTAGGTAGCCACACCGTAGTCTCCACTTTACCTTCCGTACCAGTCGATCCTATTTCGTCCCCGCCAAAAACCAGCCCATTTAGTTTAGACTCCATCAACGGCATAAAGCTAATATACCAACGGTATAACATTGCCAGAGTGTAGACTGGTCTTTGGTGGAGACGGCGGGTACCGCCCCCGCGTCCTGAATACATATTATAAGCTTCATCGACTACAAATATATTTATAGCATATCTTGATATAAATGTCAAGCGTTTTCTAGGCCAGCCTCAAATAGCTTGGCTTCAGCTTCACGTCGATCAACAAGTCCACGCATATTTGGCCATAGACGCTTCATCTCACGGAAGCAATCTGGAATCTGGTCGAATGTTTCATTGGCCATATTTTCCTTGATCTCACGCATTTCCTTATAGCGATCACCATCCTTAGAGAAAGACGCGCCGCGATTATATGCAAGTGATACAAGAGCGCCAAATGAATCCTCAGAAAGCTTGTCTGTATTTGGAAGAGCCTTCTTGACCTTCGCTGACCAGTCTGGCATGTCGATGTTCTCAAACACATCATATGCTGCTTCCCATGGAATATCAATCTCTTCACGAGCCTCAGCGAGCTTGGCATGAGCATGTTCGCCAGTAAGACCAGCATACTTGATTAGAGCGTCGATCATATCATCATCGATCTTACCTGTCCAATCGTTGCGGAGCTTAGCCTCGTTGGCAAATCCAAGATCATATCCAACTGCGATTGTAACACCAGATGCACCGCCTGGCCATTCTGGCTTGCGATAGTGCTTCTCATAATAACCCTTTGAGGTAACTTCCGACTCAACGATTAGATCGATTGCAGCCTTAGATGGTTTGTCAGCCATAATATTCTCCTTATTATTTTTTAGAAATTGATTCGTAATAATCTCGTGCTTTAATTAATTTATCGACATATTTATTTCGATCTTCTTCAAAGATACTAAAATCTCCGTCATCTGATCCAATCAAAACAATAATTTTTCTCGTAACAATATTTTGATGTTCTTCAAACATTATAGAATACGCAGCAGCTTGAACAAAATAATCTTCAATCTGACTTTTTGTTTTTCTTTTGGTCGAAGTCTTAAAGTCAATAACAGCAGCTTCACCCTTCCATCGACCAATCAAATCTGCTTGCCCTGCCAATCTAAGAATATCTGAATACATTCTCTGTTCGCGGCAGTAAATCAAATCCATATTCTCATTCAAATTCTTTTTGAATGTATTATAATAGAACTTTGTTAACGGCATCATAACAGATTCATCAATAGTCTCGCCATCAACATACTGTTCCATTATCTTATGGACTGTAGAACCACGGGTCGTGGCGTGTTTACTGATCGCATTGGCTTTTTCTTCACCAATCTTTTCTCGCCACTTTCTTATATATGCTTTCTTGATGGGATTAGCACCAAGAATAGTTGTAACGGAAGGGTAAATATTACCCTCCCGTGTTTTGTATTTTCTTCCAGAGTCTTCGTTGATTTGATCAACTTCAGGAAATTTTATGTCATGCGCGATATTAAACAAGGACTCCTCTTTCCTCGAGGTCAATTCGCGTCATAAGATAATCACGAACGAATCCCGATCTCACGATATCATTCTTATCAAACTTTACAACATCAAACGATTTCATATTCTTCGCTATACTGAGCAGATTTGGCATTCCAGATCCTTCTCTTGTATAATCCTTTTGTGTAAAATCTCCACAGAATATAACACGACATCCTTCACCAACACGAGTCATAATGGTATTGATTTCATGATCGGACATATTCTGACATTCATCTATTATAATAATGTTATCTCTAAATGTCAACCCTCTTAGGAAAGAAGTTATAGAAAATTGGATATAATTGTGTGCCTTTAACCATTGATATGCTTGATGTTTATTTTCCACAAGTTCATGACATATTCCATTATACGGAGCTTCATAGACCTCTGACTTTTGCTTATCACTTCCTGGAAGAAATCCAATATCACGAGTTGGAACAACAGAACGGATAATCACAATTGGTTTTGGACTATCTCCAGTTAGTACGGAATCAAGTGCGAGATATAACGCTATAAAAGTTTTACCAGTTCCAGCACATCCATGAAGAATAAGATTTCTGTCTTTATAGAAACTCGTAAAAACTTCTTCTTGCGCTTTTGTTCTCGGATTTATTTTTGTAAGAATAGGAGTATCAGCCAATAATCGTTTTTCAATTTTCGCTTGCTTTGCTTTTTTACGGAGCAGTCTTCTTTCTGCTTTTGTCAAACATTGGTCGTCAAGTTGATTTGAAGAAGTATGATAAATCATGTTGGTATTTCTCCTAAAATGGGTTATTTTTTTACATGATCTAAAGCAAGAGTTTTTTGGTCTGATATTATTCTCCTTAAAATGTGTTAATCTTTGATCCGCGATTGTTCTTTTTAATAGACTTTAACATATCACGAAATGTATTGTCAGGCTTATTACGGCCTGACATTACACCAGATACAATCTGCGGAGCGGCGGGAACTGTTTTGATATTGGGATTTTTTTGTAGAAAGTCTTCCATCTCGCTAATCATCATTAGCTGAGTGAAAGTTTCGCCAGTATCACTGTTTATAAAAGTATAAGTTGGCATTCAAGTGTATTTAGTAGTTACAAACTCTCTGATAAAGAGCGCGGCCCCACTGATCATAACCGACATGCTCACGCCAGCAACGACGATCATAATAGTATGTTCCTGCTGCAACACCTGCACCAAGAATGCCAAGACCAACAGCACCAGCAACCCATGGGCTAATACCATGACTGTGACCATGATGGTATCGAGGAGCAACATGATGACGATGCTGCGCTGAAACTGCCGTTGATGTTAGAGCAAGAACAGAAAAGGCGATTAGAAGTTTACGCATTTATTTCTCCTGCGTGTTAGAAAGAAATCTTGATGATTTGAAAAAACAGGTCGATGAACCAGTTAGATTCAGTGAACAGTTGAATGGTATTCATAGTAGTCTCCAGTAAGATACGACATAGTTTTATTGACGACACTTGTAATCAAGTTCTCATCAACATGATAAGAACTATTCATCATTACATAAGCAAGAACGTCCTCATTAGTCTTTGCGCCAAGTTCAAGGGCATCAAAGACAAGATTTTCCGTTTCAATTAGCAAGTCACTCCATACAGACATTTCGTTTCTCCATTCTATATAAAAATTATATCAGGAATATACGAACATGTCAATACAAAATCATATAGACATTTCAATCACTTAGACGGCATAACAGCATACATGAATACGGCAACCATAAAAATACCAAATCCTATAGAGAATGCCAGTTCAATCATGTGAAGCGTATCAAACATTTTATAAAGAGAGTCCATTTTAGTTTGCCTTTATGTGAACGAACGAGTATCCATCATTATATAATTTCCGAATGATAAAGTCAAGTGCTAATGCCGAATTTTTATGGATATCATGCATTAGAAGCATTCCTCTATCATTATGGTTAAGACTTGCTTCCATAACAGCAATCATATTTTTCATAGCAGTATCAGGATTTAAATGTGAGAACATATAATCTTTGGTTTCAATGTCAACAGACCAAACGGAAATGTCACGCGAATTAAGATGATGTTCTGCTTCTGCTGTTCTGCCTAATCCTGGAAAACGAAATAACTTTGTTGATATATCGCCGCCTGCTCTGTGAATAGTATAATTGCCGTTTTCAACTTCAACATATTGATCGACAAATTTCAATTTATTAAATGGCATAGGATGGCTATAACTATGATTACCAATGCTATGACCATTATCAATAATTTTTTTAAATATTTTTGGATTTGATTCAACCATCCTGCCAACAACAAAGAATGTGGCCTTTAGACAGAACTTGTTTAATGTATTGAGAACCATTTCTGTTGTATTTATGTTTGGACCGTCATCGAAAGTTAGAACGATTTCTTTCTTATTCAATGGTAATGTTTGTTTATATTGTGTTTTACCAACTAAAGGATAATCTCTAGTCTTTATTTCAATCGTTCTTTGAGTAATACATTGTGCGGTTGCTGTATCAAAACACGCAAAAGTCATAAATAATGTAAAGAGGAGATTTCGTATGGACATAGGATTTGCCTTTAAATTAATCGCAGATGTTGGATTCCCTATAGCGGCCGCATGTGCTGGTGGCTATTTTGTGTTCCTTACAATGAAATTTATATTAGCAGGCGTCATGAGTTCTGTCAAGGGTCTTTCTGGTATTATTATGGCTCTTGATAATCGTGTCAAAACTATGAACCATGATGTTATTCGTATTGATACTATAGTTAGTAATGCTCTTGGCGTAAAGCCTGATACAGATAGAATTGCCAGAGCAGACGGTAAAGACGACGCAAGAAAAGATTAAAAATGATCTTTGATGGATTTAATTGGGATATCACAGAAAACGGTATTTTGTTTGACGAAAACTTTGCTCTTTTAAATTCAAGGCATAGAGGGAAATCTTCTTTACCTTTTGCTGATGGCGATCATTTTGTTATTACAACAGTCAACGATAGAGTAGTTTTAAGAAAGATTAAAAATGGAAATAGCACAACTAATCAGTAAATACGGATTCCCTATTGTCGCAGCAGTTGGCCTTGGATATTTTGTGTACTATGTTTGGACATGGGCCACAAAAGAAGTCAAGCCAGTTCTATCAGAAGCCAATACAGTTCTTATCGCTCTTATTGATCGCATTAGAATGTTAGATAACGATCTAATCAGACTGACGCAGAAAGTCAATATCGTTCTAATGCTTAAGGATAAAGATAAGAAAAATATCAAATAATTATGAATTAATAATCTTTATAACTTCTGAAATGCTTTCAGAAACTTCCCATAAACTGCCCTGAGGTCCACCATAAATTCCTGTTACAAGTGATCCCCCTGGAACCTTTGAGAATTCATAAACGGATACAATCCATTCTTTATTGATGTAAAGAGGATCACCTTCGCGCCCTCCTACTGCGTTTGTAAATTTTAACATTGTGATCACTTTGACGTTGCTTTGTAAACGCCATCCCAATTCTTTACCTTGGGCTTCTTCTTTAGTTCATTAATTCTCTCACGCATAATTTGATAGTATTCATCAAGTTGATTGCCTCGGAGTTTTTCAATATGTTCAAGTGCTTCGTCCCACTTTTGCTCTCTATAAAGATTTAGAAACTCTACATGATTATCAGAATCTTTTTCATAATTATCAAACATGACAGTATATATCCTTGTTCCTTTGGTTTTACCTTTGACTGCGATTATATCCAATTCTGCTAACTTATATTCATCTTTCACTTTTTCAGCAGTATTCTCACCGAGAATTAGTTTTACTCCATATGCTTTTGATTGCCCCTCCAGACGCGAGGCCAGATTAACATTATCGCCCAGACAAGTATAATCAAAACGCTGCGTAGATCCCATATTCCCCACCACGACAGGACCAGAATTAATGCCAATCCCCATCCCAAATGCGGGTACGCCTTCCTTAGCAACTTCTTCGTTGAACTTGTCAAGATCATTTAACATCTCCAAAGCAGTTTTCACAGCGTGTTTGGCGTGATTGGTATTATCAAGCGGCGCATTCCAAAAAGCCATCTGAGCATCGCCAATATATTTATCCAGTGTTCCATTGTTCAATAAAATGTTCTTGGTCATCGCAGTCATATATCTATTCATAATCTGCGTTAACCCTTGAACATTTTCTCCATAATGTTCTGATATCGCAGTAAAGCCACGAACATCAGTAAACATTATTGTCAAGTCTCTGGTCTCACCTCCAAGTTTTAATAAGTCTGGATTCTTCTGAAGTTCAGCAACCATATCTGGTGATAGATAAGTGCTAAACTGTTTTTTGATTTGCTGCTTAAGTCTAAACTCACGAGCAAAGTTATTAAATACTAACTGGCCAAAACAAAACGTTCCAGCAAATGCGATATATGATCCATCCCATAACTGTGAATTGGTAAAGAACATATAATAGCAGAAATATCCAACGCCTCCAATAAACAATCCATAAACTGGAACAGTCCATTTGACTGAGGTTCTAGGAACAACAATAATAAGAACAATCAATAATATAACAAGCGCAAGAATTTCCAGAGCATCGCTATATGCTAATCTTTGTATCGATGTTCCATCAAGCAATGTCTGTAAAGCATGAGCATGAATATCATTAGCCCAGATAGAGCCATTAGGAGTAGCAACAATACCACCAACGCCTTCAATTGCTAATCCAAGAATAACAATCTTACCGTTTACTCTTTCGTCAATATCTACAGCACTTATTCTATCAAATTTTGTATTCCATGTCAACCATACAGCACCATTTTTATCTGTTGCTATTGGAGGATATTTTGGAACACGAACAAACTCTATGCCAGCCTCCGAAGTTTTAATCTGATAACTCGGATCGCCCGCAGCAACACGGATCGTTTCCAGAACAAGAGATGGATAAAGATTACCTGATATACGAGAAAGTAAAGGGAGACGGCGGACAACACCATCAAGTTCACTAGATACGGCGACTGTTCCGACTCCTTTAGCAGCGTCTGCCAAGATTTTAATAGGTGGTAATCCACCACTCCATGAGTATACATAATTAATAGGATCAACAGGGCCAATAGAACTAAACCCCCTGCGGACAGCATCAGGCTTATTACTTTGGATTGTTGCTGTTTGAGATAAGACCATTCCTCCTTGGTCAATCGATCTAGCCAGAACATCATCACCTCCCATTCTATCTTTTTCAGAAAATAATATTGGAGCAACAATTAATCCTGCTCCCTTCTCATTTAATTTATCTATAACTTTCGCTATGTCTTTTCTATCAAATGGCCACTGACCAAATTTCTCTATTGATTTTTCATCAAATTCTACAATGATAATATCAGAACCCATCGTATCAGTTTTTTCAGGCAAACTTGTAATAAGATAATCAAATGTTTTCAATCTGGCAATCTGTATAGGAGTAAAGTCAAATACCCTAACTGCGATTAGAATTAAACAAACTATTGCTGCTGCTATCCAACTTGTTAGAAATTTCATTTTGATTGCTTTATTGTTATTTTGCTTGAACCATTACCTATTCTAGTCGTTATGATTTCTTGATTTCGCTGTAATGTAATCGTCGCATTTGCTGAATTGCCAAACTGAATATTAAAAGTATTATCAACATCATTCTTAGTATAAGCCACTATATTTCCATTTTTATTTTCAACAATAATAACTGAATTGTCTGCTGATGTTTTATTTTGATCTTGCTGCTGCCCCTCAGACTTGTTTGTTATTTGCTGTAATTCAAGTTGGAATGTTTCTGCTTCTTTTTGCTTTTCTGTCTTTTCTTTTAATGAGTCACGAACTTCTTTAGGAACAGCAACAATTAAAAGATTATTGATTTGTTTATCTGTAATGTTATTTATTTTAACTGGCTGAATAGGAGATTGAGAAGCCTGTGATACATATGTCGCTGTGTAGGGCTGATCCAATACAACTGTTCCTGATAATGATGACACTTCAATTTTACCAGTGACGCAGACAGAGCCGACACAACTAGGAACAAGAACGACAAGGCTTCGGCCAATCTCATCAACAGTCATATTAAAGTCTGTGCCACGAACAGCAATAGTCGCTGTTGGTGTTTTAATATCAACAGACTGTGGATTTGCGTGTGCTATCTGGCCAGAAGCATAGCGAACTGTACCCAAAGCAACTTTCAATCCAAGTTTACCACCACTTGAATTGGAAGGATTATAAACGAAATCGTCAATCAATAACTTAGAATGTTCTTTGATGACGACTTTAGTATTATCCTTGAATCCTATGTTAACCGTGGAGTTTTGAGTCTCCACGGTATCCATAGATTCTATTTGCGAATCAACTTTACCTTCTAGTTTCTGTTCTTGTCTTTTAATAGAAGCAGATGGCCCCTCAATACCAGTTATATTGCCAATCTCTGCTCTAGTTTGTTGTGCGAACAGTAACGCTATTAGAAGTACCAGTAACCGTAACCCTAACATTTGAATCAATCGTCCCGCCTTGTGCTGTTGTCACTTGGTTAGATGAACCAGTAATATTGATGCCAAGTGTGCTGCCTGTTCCTCCAGTTGCATTCATAGTTGAATCAACAGTGTTTGAATTGCCAGTGATTCCTATGTTTGATGTAGAGTTAGGCTGTGTAATATTTGTTGTTACAGAGTTAGAAGAGCCAGAAATACTTACGGTCGATGAAATTCCTGATCCCTTGATTGTCTGTATCAAACTATTCAAATTACCTACAATAGTTTCAGTAATTGTTGCGGACGAACAACTTGTTGTATTATCGCCACAAGTAAGTTGCGTTGTATTTGTATCGCCAGTTATTGATGATGTATATGTGTTGTTGGATCCTTTAATCGCAAATGTGCTTTGGTTACTGTCACCAACCTGATTAACAGTTATGGAATTTGAATCTCCATTACTGGTCGCAGGAGAGTTAATAGAACTTCCAATCTTATTACTAGATCCAGTTTGTTCAAGATCAATCGTGGCTGAGTTGCCGATCTGCTCTATAAAAATGCCATTCTGGGCCACTGCTAGATTGATTGATGCTAACATTATTACTAATGCAGCAAAAATATTCTTCATTTTTTCTTTCCTTTGCTCGTTATACTTTCGAAAGACCAATAGCCTTTCTTAACTCCTTCTTTAACCATTTCTAAAACAGCAGCCTCAATCGCTCTTTGTGTAGCAAGATTTACACTTTCATTTATTGTATAGCCAACTTCGCCCTCAAAAGTTTTAGTTCCTGCATTAAAAAACAATAACATACTAACACCATCGCTGCGACTATAAACAGTCTTGGTCGATGTTACACTTATTAAAACTTCACCGCTGCTTACAGATATGACTCGGAGATTTACGGTAACCAAGTCTGATCTGTATTGTGTGTTTGGCCCTATGCCAAATAGTCTTATTCCACCACCACCTGTTGATGTATTCGTATCATAGCCAATTACACCACCCTCTATAATCAAACTTGAAAATAATAAAGGATCAAGTGGCTTTGCCTTGTCGCCGTCATATAAATCTCGCATAGACTTAATCAACTGGCGCTCTTTAATTAAATTATCAATATCACCGCGTTCAATAACTCTGAACCATTTACCATCACCAACATCTTGTAATGCTTTAATCAGATAAGCATCAGGTGCTTGTGTTACTGCGGAAGAGAATACAGCCAATTTTTCATTGGGCTTTCTCTGGCCAGTATAATCTTGAAACTTATAAACACCAACTGTTACTTTACCGTCTTTTGGAGGCGCTACTTTATTTTCAGGGCGACCAAAGAAATCTCTTTTCAATATTTTTGGATTTTCAAATTTCGATGCAAAAACAGAATCATCCTGCCCATAAGCATTATTAGACATTAGCAGAACTAACATTAGACAAGCCAAGATTCTATACATGTTATTGCACAAAATTGGCTGTAGGCACTGTAACAGTTGTAGTGCCTGTTGGTGTTGTTATTGTCACCGCTACTGTATTATCAGGATTTTTCTGCCATTGTATAGTGTTTGCACCGACACTTATAACACCATGATTTGAACCATTACCAAAAATAGAATTGGTAACTTGCTGGGCCAGTTGCTGATACATCATAGAGTTCAGCGTAGCAATAAACTGGTTTGTCGGATCAGCCGCAGCTTTGGCTGCTGCTTGTGCAGCCGCTATCGTATCAGCGTCCTTTAATTTTTGCTTATTGGCTTGTTCTAATTGATAGATACCCAGGACATGCGCCGAGTATCCGTTGCCATTAAACGACGGTGAATTGAACTGAAATTGTAAATCACCGCCAAAACTGATACATGGTGTAAGGAATAATATAAAGGCTATTAAAAAGCGCATAGTATTCCTCCGTAACTATTTATATACGGAGGAGTACAGTTTTCCTATTTTTCATAACGATTATCATTTACATTTAATTGCTTCATAATATCTTCTGGTTCTTCTATTACTCTAACATCACCATTAAGTGTTCTTATTAAAGTTTGTTTATTATTGCTAGGATCTTTTGTTACAGAAACAATAGATTCATTATTAAACCAGATTTTTAAACCATCTGGTCTTGTAACCACTATCCAAAATATGTATAGAAAAAATACTAAACATCTTTTCATTAATCCCACAAATTCCTATAATACTTTCCGAATAGTCTCAGTCCATTATCGATACGCTTATTATACGCATCTAAACCATCTTTGTCAACTTTAAAAGTATGATTTAGACCTTCCTTGGTTTCCCATAAATGTTTTTCTTTATCGGTTTCTTCTGGATTAATACAAATCCATTTCAAATCTATTTTCCCACTATGAAACTGATCTTGCCAACTATCATCGGCAATATGTTCAAAAGCAAAAAGCATTTCATCCATAACATAATTCCAGCGATCAAAATGGAACTCATCAACCTCCCAATCTTCTTTTGGCTTAGCATTTATTGAGCGGAGATTTTCAGGAACATCTTCATCATCAACATTAGGGGCTCCATGCTGTCTTGATTTGAGTTGTTTTAGCATAGGAACAATAATAAGAGCAAGAGTGTGATCCATAGACCATGTATCATATGGATCAATATGAATCTTTATCTTGCGTGTTTTAAGATTATCATGAATCCATTCAAATGGGTTTCCTGGAATCATATCAAATAATTTATCACGATACTTTTTAGGCACCCCAACAAAGCGGAGAAGATTGCATAGTTGATATGGCCCAAACCAATTTTTATATGGTCCGATTTTAACTTTCATTATATTTAATCCTATGAATCCGATTAAACTTTTGTTCCGGCGTCCAATCTTTGAAATAATCATTATCTTCATCAAAGATTTTTAGATATTCTTCCTGTGTGATTTCTCTATGTGATGTAACAATTTCACCCATATGTTCTTGGCTCATCTCATTACCATCATCAAGATCACCAGCAGCATGACTATCCAGAGCATGATCAATATCATCCTCAACTTCAACGCAATAGCGCATACGATGCATAGAGATTGCTTCAACAAGAACTAACTTTTTCATATCATCTATTCCTTGCAATTAACAAAGGTTTTGTTTTGATAAATCAAAAAAGATCCATCAGTCCAATCAACAGTTTCATATAAAGCGCCATTTCTACAAACTGTTTTAATATTTGGAAATTGCTTGGTAAATTCCTCTGCGGTTATTTGTTTGATGTTTGTCTGTGTTTCTTGTTTCTTTTCATTGCAAGCCAATAGAAAGAAAGGAAGAATTAGAACTAACTTTTTCATATTATTCACCTACAATGGCACTCACAATAGACGGAAAATACTTAGCGATTTCATTCCAAGCACTAAATGCTACTTCACGATGTTCTTTCTGTGTGCCGTTTCCCATTCTCAATTCGCAATAATGAATCCAAGAACGGAGCGAACCAGCCATATACATTATAGAGTCTGTTAGTCCTTCTGGCAAGACCGCTCTGGCCTGTTCCTTTGCTATACCATTTTCAATAGCCCAATTATAGGCATCCTTAGCAGCCCATTGAACATGATCCTGCTTGGTCTTCCACATATTCTGGATACCTTCATCATCGGTTTCAATACTATTCTGCCGATTCTTAGTATCTTGAAGTCTGGCTTCTCTTGTCGTAAATCCTAAATCTTTTGTAGGATCGGCATAACGCTGACTAAATTCCTGGAAACTAAATGAACGATGACGAAGGATTTGTCGAGCAATATCTCTGGTAGTATGAATTTCCATTACGATATGGACCATTTCAAACGGGGACCAATGTTTGTTCTTGATAAGATACTTGAGCAACTTTGGAGCAGTTTCAAGTGTCATCTGATTTTGTGGATTAGATACACGAGCGCAATAAGCAATCAAGTCCTCAGCCGTCATATTTGGCTCAAGACTAAACTCTTCTGTTCTGATTGGTTGTGTTACTGCTATAATTCTGGCTGTGTTCATTTCAATATCTCATCCAATTTATGTTTTGCCATCCATGGTCCAACTAAATCATTATCAATAAGAGTTTGAGCATCTTTTAGAGCAGTCCGCATCCGTTCAATTTCTTCAATGGCATTCTCACAGATATTTTGATCTGTATAGATACCCTCTTCTTCTCTGCGTTTACCAAGAGATTTCAGTCTTTCAATCAGTGTCATTATCTCTGCTCAACATCACCATTTTCGACAATCTTCTTGTCTTCATATGGCATAACACGCCGACGATATAGTTCCATCTTACAACATTCAAGAGCGCCTACAATATCGTTATAGTGCTGATACTTTTCACCGTTGCGTTCAAGATAGTTATAGATAATTTCTGTGAAAACATAGTTTAGTTCACCAGGGTTTGCTGGCCAAAGATTGTCAATACCTTGATAGAACTTATTACGATCCTCTTTCTTAATGTATGGCATTTTCAATCCTTTCTATATTCCAGTTCTTTATTCAGAATATCTCTGGTCGTTTCGCTGATATGTGTTTGTGTATCCAGAATGGTCTGAATATGATCCGTCTCCAGATTACAAAGCGCAACATACTTTAGTGGTTGCTGACCATCTTTTCCACGAGTGCCCCAACTAAATGCTTCCCGAACAATCTCAAATGGATCATCCGAATAAACGGACAGTTCTTCATGGGGCGCTTCTTCCACAACATTACGGCGAAGATAGTCATTACCACCATCGACCATATATTCATGGCCATTCTTGTCTGTATATGTTCTATAATCATGCCGATTATAAGACTGAAGAATGGTTCCGTCAGGTGTTCGGATTTTATTTGCTACGATTGTTTTCATCTAACCATTTCCAATCAAAGGCATAGTCGCTGGGACCATTGGTCATCATATGTTTATACCGATCTTCGCCTTCAGACATTTCTGGTCTATGATCTTTTGAAATCCACCAGAAAACATTTTGTATTTCCGTTTCGGGTAAGAACCATTCGTCTCGCCTGTTCATGTACCGTTTATGTATAGTACTATATACGAACTTTTTCAATGTGTCAATATCTGGCCATACAGTTAGATTAGGAATAATACTGGGATCATCCAGAACTTTTATTCCTGTGGCATTTCCGTTATCGCCTTTGACACGATAAATCAATCCCATTCTATCTGCTATTGAATGAATAAAATCTATTCCGTCTACGAAATCTTTCATTCTTGGATCATCAAGGGGATGTTTGATTCTGGTTATATTAAACTGGGCCAGATGCATCTTTTATTTGGATATCCTCACGGACTTGACCCCAGACTTGAAACCAGACTTGATACCAGACTTGATCCAAGACTTGATCCAAGACTTGATCCCGGACTTGAACCGAGACTTGACCCCAGACTTGATCCCAGACTTGATCCCGGACTTTACGTTTAACTGGCTTCATCGGATATCCTCACGGATTTGATCCGAGACTTGATTCCAGACTTGACCCGTCGCGACTTGACCATAGATTTGATTCAAGACTTGAGCCGAAACTTGATCCAAGACTTGATAATAGACTTGGTATACTTGAACCCGGACTTGATCCCGGACTTGACCCGAGATTTGTCGTTTTACCGGTTTCATCGGATATCCTCACGGACTTGATCCGAGACTTGATTCCAGACTTGACCCCGGACTTGTTCAGAGACTTGATACAAGACTTGAACCCGGACTTGATCCGAGACTTGATCCTCGACTTGATCCCAGACTTGACCCCGGACTTGATACCAGACTTGATCTTTAACCAGTTTCATCGGATATCCTCAAGGACTTGATCCG